AAGAATTAGTATATAAATACATTGAGCAAGCTCGAGGTATTGCAGACTTTTATAATGCAACAGTCAAGTTGTATGAGCCACTTCCTATCGAAAATCCTAGTCGTAAGATTCCAAAAACTGGTTGGCATAAAGGTGCACCATTTTGTGGTGACTGGTCATCACGTAACTTCATTCGTAAATTGTTTCGCGAAGAGATTAGAAAAAATCAAGGAGCTGGCGTAGAATTATACGAGTGGGTAGGTGAGATGATAAATAATAAAGGTGAGTTAGACTTTGAATATATGGAGAAACCCCAGTCCGTACACCTCTCTCGTCGATGGTATCCACATTGGCAAGGTTACGAGTACAGCCACGCACCATACATCGAGTACACTCCAGTGCCAGAAAGTGAAAAGAAAATAAATTCACTCGAAGCATTTTTCTAGTTTACAAATCTACTATAATATGGTAGGATATACAAAAGTGAGGATATATTATGGAAATCAATGTTCCAATTGAAGAATTGCGAAAGACAAAATTGTTTATTGCAACTCCGATGTATGGTGGTATGTGCGCAGGCATGTACACACGATCGATGGCAGATTTATCTGCAAAGATGGCGAAGTATCAAATTCCTTTGCAATTCTATTATCTTTTCAATGAGTCGCTAATTACACGTGCTCGTAACTATTGTGTCGATGAGTTCATGCGTTCAGACGCAACTCATTTGATGTTTGTTGACTCAGATATTGGTTTTAGATCAGATGATGTCATTGCAATGTTGGGTCTGATGATGCAAAATCCTGACCAATATGATATCATGTGTGGTCCATATCCAAAGAAGACTATCTCTTGGGAAAAGATTACACAAGCAGTCAATGCTGGTGTTGCTGATCAAAATCCTAATGAGTTAGAGAACTATGTTGGCGACTATGTCTTTAATCCAGTCAAAGCGAAATCAATCAAGATCGCTGAACCCGCCGAAGTAGCAGAGGGCGGTACTGGTTTTATGATGATTCAAAAACGAGTATTCGAAGAATACAATCAGAATTATCCTCAATTTATGTACAAGCCAGACCATGTACGTACTGAAGCATTTGATGGTTCACGTGAAATCATGGCATACTTTGATGCATTGATTGATGATAAGTCACAGAATTTGATGAATGAAATTACTGCATTCTATGATAAAAATCCTGACGCGTCCAAAGATCAAGTCATTGAGTTTTTGTCCGATAAGAGGACAGGCATTCATCAAGAACAATATTCGAACAGATATTTGTCCGAAGACTACATGTTTTGTTATAATGTAAGACGTATGGGACGGAAAGTGTGGATGTGTCCTTGGATGCAGCTGAAGCACGTAGGTTCTTATGTATTTGGTGGTTCTCTTGCCCACATTGCACAGATCGGTGCAGCGGCCACTGCGGATCCCAGTAAACTTGTGAAGAAAGGAAATAAAAAATGAAGTTAAACCAACGATCAATTCAGGTATTGAAGAATTTTTCTGCTATCAATCCCTCTATTCAATTCACAGAGGGTGACGAGTTAAAGACCATTTCACCAAACAAGACGATGATGGCTAAAGCCAAACTCGAAGATGTAATTCCTTCAACGTTTGCCATCTATGATTTGTCTCGTTTTCTTGGTGTTGTATCATTGTTCGAAGATCCTGAGTTTGTGATCGACGAACGTATGGTCAATATCTCATCACCTGGTCGAAAGGTTAGTTACACATTTGCAGATCCTTCCACTATCATAACACCGCCAGCAAAACCTATTGATATCGGAGCAGCTGATGTGGTGTTCGAACTCAAGCATGAAAACTTTGCTGAGATCATGAAAGCACTTGGTGTCATGTCATTCCCCGATTTCGTAGTCGTCGGTGAAGATGGCAAGATTTTCTTGCGAGCTACTGACACGAAAAATCCATCTTCTGACAAATTTGATATTGAAGTTGGAACTACCGATCGTACCTTTACCGCAGTTTTCAAAACAGAAAACGTTAAGATCTTGCCGTCCTCCTACACGGTAAGTCTTTCCTCTAAGGGCATTTCTCACTTTGTGTCCGACGATGTAGAGTATTGGATCAGCCTCGAAGCTAACTCAACCTTCGAGTAATACGATCAAAAGGGGGCACGGAACAGCTTGACGTGTCGGCCAAATGCGCGAAGGGAACGGGGCGACTGGCCATTTTATTTTATGATAGTAGGTGACATATGCGTGATGATTTTTTATGGGTCGAGAAGTATCGTCCCAAGACTGTAAGTGATACTATACTTCCTGTTGATTTGAAGAAAACATTTCAACAGTTTGTCGATCAAGACAATATTCCAAATCTCATCCTCACTGGCGGTCCCGGTGTAGGTAAGACGACGGTCGCCCGAGCAATGCTAGAAGAACTCGACTGTGACTACATCGTCATCAATGGCTCGATGAATGGCAACATCGATACACTTCGTGTAGAGATACAACAGTTTGCCTCATCAGTCTCACTGAGTGGTGGTCGTAAGTACGTCATCCTCGACGAAGCAGACTACCTCAATCCAAACTCAACTCAACCAGCACTTCGCAACTTCATGGAAGAATACTCCAAGAATTGTGGATTCATTCTGACTTGTAACTTCAAGAACAAGATCATTGAACCTCTTCACTCTCGATGTAGTGTGATTGAGTTTAAGATCGCCAAAGAAGACAAGCCAGATATGGCAGCTCAACTCTTCAAGCGAGTCATCAATATTCTCAAGACCGAGAATGTAGATTTCGATCAAAAAGCAGTTGCCGAAGTAATCAGTAAATATTTTCCAGACAACAGAAGGATACTCAATGAACTCCAACGATACTCAGCTACTGGTCGTATTGATGTTGGCGTACTTGCCAATTTGCATGATACTACACTACAAGATCTCGTCACTGCGCTCAAAGGTAAAGACTTTACAACAGTGCGTAAGTGGGTCGCAGACAACTCAGACGTAGAAGCAGCTACCATCTTCCGTCAGATCTACAACAAGTGTTCTGACTTCATGAAACCTGGCAGTGTGCCTCAACTCGTTCTCATTCTCGCCGATTATCAATACAAGGATGCATTCGTTGCCGATCATGAGATCAACATGACTGCATGCCTCACCGAGATTATGGTCAACTGTGAGTTTTCGTAATGTGGAGAATTTGGGCCAAATCACTCGGCGAGAAAGTAGGCGAAACAGATACACAGGCAGATGCAGTAGCAGTCATCAGGACTTTCTGGTGGCTCCTCCATGTGGTTACCTGTTTCTTTATAATCATACATAACGGTCGTAATTTAGGATGGTGGTGATGTTTAAGAGAAAGCCAAAGAGAAAATGTCAAACACCGAACTGTAGTAATATACTGCCAGAAGAACCAGCTGTAATATATGTAGGCGAGTATGCGTTCGATGTTTGTGAAGAATGTGAGAGATTGATGGACATTATACAAGAAAAAACGGAGGAGCACTATGGCGACGAGTCCATTTGACTATCTCAACTCCATCAATGTCACAAAAAAGAATATGATGCGAGACACTGAGAACGATGCTCTCGCTGAGAAGGACTACAACGCCTTCATTGTCAATCGAGGACTATCATATTTTCAAGATACTGTCACTATTGCAAATGAGATGAATATCCACCACGAACTTGATCATTTCCTTCAATACGAGTTTCTTATAAATATTATAAGACCACGTAAAAGATTCTCGAAGTGGTTTAAAAAAGAGCAAGACAGTGATGTGGAAGCAGTTGCAGAGTTCTATGGTTATAGTAATGAAAGAGCCGCGCAAGCATTAACTATCCTGTCTGATGAGCAAATAAGAAGAATAAAAGAAAAATTAGAAAAAGGTGGTTAAGTATGAGTGCGGTAGAATCTCTAGTTGAAGTTACCCTGCAGAGTCAAGACGATTTCCTCAAGGTACGTGAAACACTTACACGTATCGGCATTGCATCTCCCAAAGAAAAGAAACTCTATCAGTCGTGTCACATCCTTCATAAGCGTGGCAAGTACTATATCGTTCATTTCAAAGAATTGTTTGCCCTTGACGGCAAGCCTACAAATTTCTCTGAAGAGGACCAAGGCAGGCGCAATACAATTACTAAACTTTTATCTGACTGGAATCTCATTTCAGTTGTAAACGAAGGAAGCATCGAAGATCCAGCAGCCCCTATGAATCAGATCAAAATCATTGCTCATAAAGATAAAAATGACTGGGAGCTAGTGACTAAGTATAATATAGGGAACAAAAAGAAGTAAGTTATTGATTTTCTTATGAAAAAAATTGTT